AGAACACTCTCAGGCGTTTGTCAGGAACTGGAACTTGTAGTTCAGTTGGATCGGCACAGAGGCGAAGGAAAAGCCCGGTTGTTGAGTGACGGGGTCTGTTGCGCTGCAAGAACCGACGACGTTGCCGAGTGCATCGACGACATAGAAGCCCTGTGTCTCAATCAAGAGGCCGTCGACAGATGTTCCGAACCATTTCACAATTCGGTCGCCCTGCAATGTATCGCCGATCGAGTTGCCAGTTTGGATATCGACTAATTCGTTCGTAGCCCCACCAGACGGTGTAACATGGAAGATCCTCGAGACTCCTCGAGCTGTGTACACTGCTGCAGCTGCTTCTCTGTCTGCTGCAGTGTTATTCATGCAACGGACGATATCTCCAGCCTTGAGCGTGTATGGTTGGCATAGTGCAGGCTGTCCGTCAGAGACAGCACCCTTCACCGACCAGGGGATGATCGCCGCAACCAGACCTTGCGAGAGGATGTAGGCGAACCCGACACCGTTGTCGCAAGAGATGAGACCGCCAATGACGGTCTTTCCTGGAGCGAAATCTCCGACCTCGGCCGCCGTGACTGTGTAGGCCGTGTCAGTTGTGAGGTTTGTTTGAGTCCCCTCAGCCAATTCTTTCTTCAGAGGGATGTTTGTACCATCGCTGCAGATGAGGTTGCCCGTAACTGTATTCGTTGCCATAGGATCACAGCCTCACGCCGATTCCAAGCGGCTTCATTAGGTTACGATTTACATTAGCGATTGGCTTCCGTAGTAATTTCTTCGCGAACTTGAAGGTGATACCGATCCCTATTGCACTCACAGCCATCGCCTGATAGTTAGCCATGAAGTTTGCAGACATGGTATCGAAGCTCGAGCCAGGGTCTGAGACAATCGAGGTGAGCGTCATCGAGCCTGCTCCGTTCGTGGTGGTCATGCCGTAGCCTGCGCCGCCTGCTGACCCGTCGAATCCGAGGACGCCGACTGGAGAATTTCCCATAACGCCGGAAGTTAGAACGGATGCATACGCATACGATTCCGCGATGTTCAGGAGACTGATTGTCTTGGGCGATCTTCGGCGCTTTGCTTTTCTTCGGCGTGCCATGTCCATTCTGTTAAGAAAGGCGGCTTATAATTAACAGATTGTTCATTCAAACGATTGAGCGGGAACGAATTGTCCATCCGGACCACGGTCTGACACTGTGGCCTGGATAGTATTCATTTTCTGGTGAGCGATAGATCGAATGAAATCCCCGATGGCAGATTGTATTGCGTTAGGAGGCTCGAAGTCTGATAGCTCGCCGGTCATTAGCTTGTCAATTAGAGCCTTAATCGCGATTGCAAGCTTCTCGTCGATGTCCATCATGCTCTGATCCAGGTGCATTCTGATCCAATGAGCCAGAAAGCCGATTGCAGCGAGGTTCAGCAGGCCCAGAAAGGCCAAAATTGCGATTTCGATGGCTACCATGTCCGTGACCCCGTCGTGCTCCGGTGGTCATCCCGCTGTACAACACAAATAATCATGTCTAACAGGACATTCTCGGGCGCCTCGCTCAAAATGCTTATCGTCCTTGTGAAAAACGGAGTCTTTCCAGTGCGTACGCTGATGCGCGAACCTGAAATGCAAGCATTTCCGGTTCCGACGCTCCGGCGGAGGTTAACAAAGGTTAAGAGCAATCTCTGAGAGGGTCAGCCATGCCGATTAGAAAAGCAGGGAGGTGGGTGGTGACAGTCTCACTCGATCATGAGGCTCTGGAGGTGTACCAGGGCTTCACAAAGGGACAGAAGAGTGCGAAGGTCTGCTCTGCCCTCATCCTCTACAACGTCAACCAGAAGAAGAACCGAAATGATGCCGCCAAGCAAAAATTGCGAGACCGCAAGATGTACCGCCTCGAGAAGGAACTGAAGGTGGCTAACTATCGCATCGAGTGCATCCAGAGGGGTGACTCTGATCCTGGCGACGGCGAAGCTGTATATCTCGAAGTCCTGGCGGCTGCTGAGAAGACTCGATCCATACGAGGAGGGCGGTTCTGATGAATGACGCTGTCATCGAGGCGAACGAACTCGGCATCGGTGATGCTGTGGCTTTCGGCAGACCTTGTTCAACGAAGGATGCCGCCGTCGGCGTCATCGACAAGGTCAACAGAATGACCTATCAGATCCGGCTGACGGAAGAATGGAAGCAGATGAAGAGAACTTACCCCAAAGGTGGAAAATTCAGAGTCTCGAAGGGAATGGTCTGGAGAGTGATTGAATGAATAAGAGAGAGATGAAAGCAGCATTGAAGGAGTACATGATTCAAGAAATTATGTTGGATTCAAAGAAGCAGAAGCACTTCAAGAGTCTTTGGAAAATAACCACACCTACGGCGAACAGAAGGTTCGATCGGGTGGTATCTGAGATTTACAAGGAGACTCTGACAAAATGAACGTTTCAGCGTCCAAAATCGCCGTTCTTTATAACGCGCACCTGGTGGTAAGATGAATAACTCCCAATTCTGGACATGGACCGATCATTGGCAGGGTTGGGACTGGATGCGCGAAGAAGAAGAAGCCGAATTAGAGCTCGCTGAGTGGGCCGATGAGACATTGTGGATGATCTGCTTAATCTGCGGAAGTCCGGTCGAAGGCTGTATGTGCGAAGAAATCAAGGATGCAACCCCCATCCCCCCCTCGTCCGATGAGCACCAGCACCCCTCCCAGTGAGTCTCATTTTCTTGAATTCCGGAATTCAAGTCTTTTCTGTAATTAGGATGCGTCCAGAGGTCATCATCCAAACCCACACTTTGACGAGCGGACCGGTGACCTTCTTCCCTGCTTGAGTCCCAGCCTCGACAGGATCGTCGGCGACGCCTTCGATAAATTCCATCGCTTCCTCGTACGTTTCAAACGCGCCGGCGGCAATCCGAGCGAGAAGACCCTTGTCAAGATCGATGACGCCGGCTGCCTCCAGCATACCAGTAATGAACGCCATCGCTGAGACATCGCTGAGTAGAGCTACCAGGGGAGTCGCGATCTTGTTGACCTGGTACGCGGCGATGAGGCCGTCAAGCTGCTCTGACTGTTTGTCCTGGAGGGAAATTCTGTATTCGATGACCTGGTCAACTTTTTTTTTACTCATCCGGCATCACTCAGGAGGTGTCGGCCAGGCATCGGCGGCATCGTTGGCCTCGTCGTGGTTCTGGGGAAGATCGCGTAGAGCCTGGCGGTACTCCTTCCAGGCGGTCGGGAGAACTCGATCCTTGACGGCTCTCCAGTCAGACGAGCTTAACTCTGAATCTCTGATGCTTCTCACCTGCTCCCAAGTAACATTATGATAGGTGGTATTCACTAATTCCCCATTAGCATCAAAGAACTGGTGGCTCCGATCCATCTTAGAACCTCAATGAAATTAACATGGTATTGTATTGAATTGTGCTCATATTGGCCGTAGTTACGGTTGAAGGAAGGGTGTTATCGGATGAAGCGAGGCTGTATATGCACGCCCTGGAGAACGGGTCGGATGAAGGGAAATTGTTGACGGTCTTGGTCGAATCGCTGCTGTAGGTGGTGAAAGTGTCGCCTGTATTTCCCTTAGTCACGCCGACCCAATACTGAACCCCCACTTCTAAGGTCGTTGTCGCATCGAGAGCGCCGGTCTTCGAACCGGTGCTTGATACGTCGAAGGATAATCCTGAAATCTTGGTCTTCGGCATTCCGTTCTCAGAAGTATATACCCCGACTAAACAAGTATTCGAAGAGGAGGCTGAAGCTACATAGATACTCAGATCAGCTATGTCCCCCGCCTCTCCGACCGTGAACGGGTAAAACTTAGGTTGATTGCCTCCGAGCACATCAGCGATCGCTAAAGTCCCGCTTTGTGTTACATTCATTGGATAATAGTCGTAAGTGGTGTTGGGGCTGGCGTTGCGCATCGAGAAAGCGACGCTGGCGATCCCGCCGCCACCACCACCAGCTTCGAGGAGTCCAGTCCATTCACCAGATACAACCAGGCGTGCCAGATTGACGAGTACCAGGTCTTGCAGCTCTTGTTCGTTCATGTCCTCGATCGTGATGGAATCGCCTACGCCCTG